AGATGATATACCTAACCATACTTTCTTTGATTTCAATAATTGTGTTAAAATAAATTTCATGATAAATTAATTTAGTTAATATTCAAATTTAAAAGCTCAATAGAGCCATATTACATCTTCATCTTTTGTTTTATCAACATCTGCATGTATAAAAGTCTTACCTATTCCAAACCTGTTTACTCCTACTATCATTAAAGCATTGATTATCAAATACCTTTCTCTACTTCCTTTGTATGCTATATCAACAGCTAAACCCTTTTTGTGACTTGATCCTATTCTAGCACCTAATACAGTATCATTGTGATGTGCAGTTCTATATCCAGAATTTATCTTGAAAGGAATACCAGCAATTCCTCTAGCAGTATCTAATCTTCTTAAAAAATCTTTATTCATTCTATATCCTGAACCAACCTCATCAGGGCTATCAAACTCAGAAATCTTAAAATAAGTTAAATCCAAACTAGAGGTAGTATAGTTTATATATTTTGCATCCCTTAACTTCTTTAACAAATTCTTTGCGTACCTTAATATCGTTATCATTTGATTTTATATACTTAGGATTAGTTGAGTTGAGTTTGCGTTTCTTAGGCATTTTTATTGTATTTAAAAAACTTAAAAATTGTAAAGGATATTGCCAGTATAAGTGAAACAAATGTAAGTATTTCATTACATTCAGTTATACTAAAACCTATTGCTGTACTATTTGCTACAGCTACTTGTACTGTGTCCTTTACTTTTTCCATTGTTAGTATTTTTATCTAAGTATGATTTCAACTTAGTTATGTTATTTTTTTTTGGTTTATAATGTTTCTTCATTATGAGTAATCAGATGCATTTAAAAAGTTTCTTAAAGTAAGCTCAGTACCCTGTCTAGGTCTTTCTAGGTTCATGCCATTATAATAAGCATTAGGATCAGGGTCTACATCAGCCCCAGTATTCGTATTGTATTCTGGAAAAAAGCTTATATTCTGTCTTACATAGTCTATCATCCTCTCAGTGTAATATTCAGAAGTATTCCTGATTTCCTCTCTCAAATGTTGGCTTTCTTCAGTTGTTAAGCTATTACCAGTTTCTGAGGTTTTAGAATATATATTGCCATTCTCTACTTTAAATCTTAGGAATGGGACAGCATGGTAAAAGGCCCAGTTTGGCAACATGTCCCCTATATAATCATCAACTAGAGTTTTGTAGTTTTCATTACCTACATTGCCTAGAGTACCATTTTTAACTAAATCTTTTAGCTTATCTGTTAGTTTAGTACCTAGCTTACTCTCTACATAAAGCTTTTGAGCTTGTCGTACATAAGGCAATAGTATCTCAGTATCTAAATTTTGAGCTATTGCAGTACTATCTTTTAATTTTTGTTCACTTATTAGTAATATATATGCCATGTCTTATCTTTTTTATTTAGGTAAAAAACCTCTATCCTTCATTCTTTTAGGTGGTTTAGCAACTAGATTATCATTTTTTTCAGCTGTAAAACCTTCACTTTTTGCTTTAGTATATCCTATTAATTGACTATCATTTATTTTACTCTTAGCACCCCTTAGAGATGTTTTGTAAATTCTTCTTAGCCAAAAATGATGGCAATTACCACCCCCTTTATAAAATTCATGTTTATCAGATTTACTACAACATTGTTGATCAGCTAACCATATTGAGTAAGTTAAATCACCTTTAGGTCCCCATCCTATATTCCTGTTTTGCCTATCAGAATAATAGTAATCATTTACAACCATCTCACTCATTTGTAAGATATCTTCTTTACGATATACTTTGCCAGCTTCCATCATCTTAATACAGAAAGGTCTTTCAGCTCCTGTTTTACTTTTTAAAAACTCATCTTCAGCATATACATATCTTACCTTATAAAAATCATTACCAGATTTATTTAATCCATCCTGACTACTTCTAGCATTAGGTCTAGCAGTACCAGTACTAGCTAGTTCTGTTTTTAAATAAGCAAAATCATTAAGAGTACGTTCAAAATCAAACTCTTGATGTTCACCATCTACAACCTCTTCACTTATTAACTCCCACTCATCAGGTACATCTTCCATACCATCTATAAAAGCTTCAAACTCTTGTTTATGTTTTAGCTTTAAACCTTTTATTTGATCATGATTTTCGCATGGCATGTAATAAGTTTTACCATCTTGAGTATGCTCATGATATCCTTTGCACCCAATTCTTTTAGCTTCAGCTTCAGCTTCCTCTATTGTTTCATATAAAGGTAATTCTTTACCATCTGTAATCATAGTACCTACTTTAGCTAAATTTTCTTTTACCTCTACATCTTCATCTAATGGTGGCAAGCCCAGTTCCTCTCTTATTTCATCCTGTGTCATAACAGCCATCAAATCTTGATTTGTAAATCTTGTAGTAATAGGTTTTAGCTGTACGAAGTTTACAGGCATATCCATGTTATTCACTTGAAATATTTTTCTTAACTCTTTTACTATATGGTCTTGAAATGGTTTTACAACTGTATTCAAATAGAAATTGGCAGCACTATTAATCTCATCAGCATTATTACCTAAGCCTGTATCACTCTTTATTCCCATCAGCATTGGCGAGGTAACGCGATGCCCTGTAAGAATATTTTGAACCAGTAGCTCCTGTAAGGCAAGATATTGCTTATCTAAATCAGCTGTATTCAAAGGCATCAATTCAGGGGCTCTACTTTTATCATCTGAGAATGTAAGTACAAAACGCCCAGCTGCCTTACTGCCAGTAAATTTTTCTTTTAAGCTTTCTTCTATTTGATATCTCTCTTCAGCTGTTGGCACCCCATTATTGAAGGAAATCATGTAACTTCCTGAAAATGAATTAGTTACATTATTTAGGTGAAACTCAGCAATTTTCTGATCACAAAGAGCCCAGTTATTAGCAGCAACATAATCAGGTGTGTGGTATACGTTCATGTTAGGGCTATACAACCCACTATACATTAACTGATTAGGTGATGTTCTATCATTAACATTGAAAGCTGGTATCCTTATAGGTTTATTATGCCTAGTGTTTGCCCAGTCTGATGATAAATAATAACCTCTAACTTTTCCAAACTCATCTGGTCGCTCGGCTCTAACCTTTTCTACAGGGACATGGTAGATTTCAGCTATCTCAGTTCTATCTTTAGTCCAAACGATATTTAAGGCAAAAGCCCCCTGTAGCTTAAAATCAAAAGCTATTTTTTTTATAACTTCATGTAAGCTCTCATTCCCATTTGCTCTATTTATAAAGTTTTCAAGTTTAACTCTAGCTTCAAGATTTCTATCCTGTTCATCTTCAATCACTAAAGCTTCAGCTGATATCATCTCAGCAGTTGCATTTATAATAGCTGCCTGAGTAGATGAGTTATAATATAAATCAATTAAAAACTGAGGATATAAATTAGCCCAGTTTTCAGTACCATAAGTAATATATTCTTTATTGCTTACTTCTTTAATTTCAGGTGCTGTACTTGTTTCTAAATTAATATTTACTATTTCTTTCATAATTATTATCTGTTATTCCATTCAGGTGTTTGCATTATTGCAAGTATTTCCTGATGGTTATATTGTTGTAAACCTACTAAAAAATCTGGTGTATTACCATTAAATTTTAATACTGTTTTTGTACCATCTATTGATAGCCTTAATGTATCAGCATTATTCTCTAATACTTCATTAAAGTTTACTGTATCTAAATTTGCTATTTCAAATATTACATATATCATTATGGCGCATCATTTATTATATCATTACTACTCATATTAGTCATAGTACCATCATTATCAAAAGATGTTAAATCATCTATAGTTGGGAATGATGCTGTACCATTAGGATCACCATTCCTCCAGTATCCTATTATGTTAGCTTCAGCTGCTAAGTTTGTTGGTTCACCATTATTGTAATATGATATCATTTTACCACCACTTACTGTATCATCAAATAAAGCAACCTCATCTAATTTTATTTGCCCAAAGTTTGCAGCTTGTCTAGCAAACCTCAAAGGAGCTACTGTATTAACAGGAGCACTCCATGTACCTTGACTTGTATAAGTACCACCACTTGTTGCTGTAGCTTGTACTCCATTTAAGTAACCTAAGATAGATGTAGAACCATCACCTAAATCATAAGTAAAACCTATATGATACCATACATCAGCTGCTAAAACAGTATCTATCACAAATTGCTGGAATATAGCATTACTATCACCACCATAAATAATTATTCTAGGTTTGCTCTCAAAATCACTTGTAATTAAATATTCATATCTAAAAGAACCACCACCAAAGAAATCACTCTTGTTTAATATTACTTGAGATGCTGTAGCACCACTTGTAAGTTTTAACCAAAATGAAACACTAAAACCTCTATTAGCAGCTGAATGATTTATAGTAAATATAGGTGCATCACCACAATCTACAAAATCATCTACTCCATCAAAATCTAAGCTGAAAGCATTTTCAAAACCACTATCACCATACCATATATAGTTGTTTTCAGATGGTTCTGGATGTTGAGTATATTGTACTTGAGCTGTACCAGATTTATCATCTATAAATAGTTTACCTTTTGTAACTAACCCTTTTACAATACCATTAGTATCAGCTACAGGTAATACATCAGTTTCTGTATTAGGTGCAGTTGTATCAGTTATTGTTACTGAACCTATCCACGCTACCTCATACACTTCATATTTGTAATATCCTGATGGTTTCAAATCTACTTGCCCTAAAAACATATCAGGATTTAAAGCATAAGTAAAAGTAAATTCTGTATATCTATTGTATATTGTTTCAGTAGGATAGCAATAAACTATAGCACCACTAAAATCATTTGTAATCTTAAATAAGTGCCTAATCTGAGTAGATGCTTTAGCAGTATCTATTCTATTATCTTCTGTACAAATGTAAGCTTTGAAAGTTGTTTCTGTAGTTCCTTGTATCATACTATTATAATATATAAATACTTAGGTTTTATTTGCTTAATAAAAAAAAAGAGTAGCCGAAGCCACTCCTTTTTATGATGAACGCTAGATAAATCTATAGATGGCCGAACCACCCCACCCTCATCAAGCTATATAAAAACTACAAATAATATTAAGCATCAGTTTTAACTATTTGATTTAAGTTAGTTATACCAGCATTAGAAAATGGTTCTGCACCAGCTGCTACATCTTCTAACATAGCCATTGGTCTACTCTCTAAACCATCAAAGTTAAGAGTATATCCATTCCTATCACCAAAAGCCGCACCACTTTCTTCAGTACCACTATTTAGCTGCATACCATTGTTTATACCTAATACCATAATAACATCATTACCAGTAGCTGGATGAGTAGCATTAAGTTGAGCAAATATAACCACTTGAGTTT